TCGAAATCCTTGAAAACAACCTGGTGATCACCCGCAACGTGAACCGTCAGTACGACGACAGCTTCGCTGTCGAAGGCGCCAAGATCGGTTCGACCCTCCGCATCCGTCTGCCCGACCGCGCTCTGGTCACCGACGGTGCAGCCCTTCAGGTTCAGGATGACAACGAGCAGTTCACCACGCTCGCCGTCAACAACCAGAAGCACATCGGCGTGAACTTCACGTCGGCCGAACTGACCATGCAGCTTGACGATTTCGCGGATCGTGTTCTGAAGCCGCGTATCTCGCAGCTTGCATCGTCCATCGACGCTGACGTTGCCAACTCCTACAAGGGCATCTTCTCGTCCGTCGGCACCCCCGGCACGACCCCGGCCACTTCGCTCGTCCTGCTTCAGGGCCAGCAGAAGCTGAACGAGTACGCTGCCATGATGCCGAACCGCTACGCGACCGTTAACCCGGCCGCCAACGCTGGTCTGGTCGAAGGCATGAAGGGCCTCTTCAACCCCGTCGATACCATCTCGCGCCAGTTCAAGGCCGGTATGATGGGTGAAGGCGTCCTTGGCTACGACGAGATCAACATGTCGCAGTCGATCAAGCTGCACACCACGGGCACCCGCGCAGCCACGGGCGCCACGGTCAACGGCAACGCTTCGGAAGGTGCGACGACCATCACCCTCGCCAGCGCCGGTAACGCGCTGACGTTCACGGTGGGCGACGTATTCACTGTGGCCGACTGCTTCTCTGTGAACCCGCAGACCCGCGAAAGCACGGGTTCGCTCCAGCAGTTCACCGTGACGGCAGCCAACACCTCGACCGCTGGCGGCGCTGTGACGCTGGCTGTCTCGCCGGCGCTCTACTCGCCGACGAACGCTCTCGCCTCCGTCTCCACCCTCACCATCACTGGTAAGGCCGTGACGTTCATCGGCGCAGCTTCGACCTCCTACCCGCAGAACCTGATCTACCACAAGGACGCTATCTCGTTCGCTACGGCCGATCTTCTTCTGCCGCAGGGTGTCGATATGGCTTCTCGCCAGGTTCACAATGGCATCTCGATGCGAATTGTGCGCCAGTACGACATTAACAACGATAGGCTACCATGCCGCATCGATGTACTTTATGGTTATTCTGTGATCCGTCCGCAGATGGCCGCGCGTCTCTGGGGTTAACAGGTTAAAAATAGGAGAATATGACAATGGCTATCCCTAACGGTGCTGGTGGTTATCAGGTCGGCGACGGCAACCTGAATGATCCGCTTATCGACGCCCTTCCCGAACCCGTCTCGGTCACGACAGCGGCGACGCTGACCCCGGCGCAGGTTCTGAACGGCCTGATCATCGCGAACAGCGGCATTACCGCTGCTTCCGTGACCTACACGCTGCCGACCGTTGCCGATCTGGAAGCGGTCCTCACCAACTCGGACAAGACGGGTACGTCGTTTACGTTCCGCGTGGTGAACATCGGCACGTCCTCTGCCACCGCTATCATCGCGGCCGGCACGGGTTGGACGATCACGGGTTCGCTGACGATGACGATCCCCGTGACGACCGGCGCGACGCTGGTCGCCCGCAAGTCGGCGGCGGGCGCCTGGACGCTCTACCGCGTCAATTGACAAATAGGCGGGCGGTCTTCGGGCCGCCCGTCTCCCCTTTTGGAGGAACAATGGCGACCATTTACCTGTCCCACCCCAAGCATGGCGTCAAGATCGCCACGATGGAGATGGAGGCGCAGTACGACGAGATGAACGGCTGGAGCCGTTTTGACCCAGAAGACCAGTTGATCGACGCGCCGGAACCCGTTAACGTAATGCCGGAACCCCGGCGCCGTGGTCGGCCCCGGCTAGAGGTGAGCGAGTGACATGACAACGGCGGGCGACCTGATAAATGGCTCTCTGCGCCTTTTAGGCGTTCTGGCAGAGGGCGAAACGCCGTCGTCTGAGACAGCGCAAGACGCGCTTGTCGCCATGAACCAAATGATACAGTCGTGGGACGCGGAACGGCTTGCGGTGTTCTCGACACAGGACCAGGTCGTTACGTGGCCCGCCAGCACGCGGTCGCGCACGCTGGGGCCTACTGGCGACATTGTTGGTAACCGCCCCGTCCTGATTGACGACAGCACCTACTTCCGCGACCCGACCAACGGCATCTCGTTTGGTCTGAAACTCATCAATCAACAGCAGTACAACGGCATCGCCGTCAAGACCGTGACCAGCACCTACCCGCAGGTGCTGTGGGTCAACATGACGTACCCCGACGTTGAGATGTACGTGTATCCGGTGCCTACCAAGGATCTGGAGTTCCATATCGTGTCGGTGCAGACGTTGAGCCAGCCGGCCAACCTGGCGACCGATCTGGCGTTCCCGCCGGGCTATCTGCGCTGTTTCCGTTACAACCTGGCCTGCGAAATTGCCCCGGAGTTTGGCGTGGAGCCGTCCCGGCAGGTGCAGCGCATCGCCATGACGTCCAAGCGCAACCTCAAGCGCATCAACAACCCCGACGACATCATGGCTCTGCCGTATAGCCTTGTCGCCACACGTCAACGCTTCAATATTTTCGCTGGGAACTACTAATGGCTGACACTAAGATTTCCCAACTTCCGTCTGCTACGACCCCCTTGTCAGGGGCCGAACTTGTGCCTTTGGTGCAAAGCGGCGCTACCGTTCAGACGCCGACCAACGAGATCAGCAAACTCACTGCGGCAACGGCCAACACATTCACCGCGTCAAACACATTCACCGCGTCAAACACATTTACAGCCGCCAATACCTTCACCGCAGACCAGACAATCAACGGCGCTTCGCTTGGCCTGTCGCTTAATTCAAACAGCGATTTTCTACCGCAGATCAATCTCGCCAACGCCACCGCTACCGCTGGCTCTGGCCCCTATACCGTTCTCAAGAGGGCGCGCGGCACCTATTCATCGCCAAGCATTGTTTCGTCAGGCGACCAAATCGGCAATATCTTTTTCCAAGCGCATGACGGGTCTACGTATCAAAGCGCGGCCAGCATTGAGGCTGCTGTAGACGGAACCCCCGGCGCAAGCGACATGCCTGGGCGTCTTATGTTTAAAACCACGCCGGATGGTAGCACAACTGCCGCTGAACGCATGCGCATCGACAGCAGCGGCAACATCCTTAACGTCTCTTCCGGTGGCCTCGGCTACGGTACGGGCTCTGGTGGCACCATTGCACAGGCAGGCTCCCGCACGGCGGGCGTCACGCTGAACAAGACCAACGGCTCCATCACGCTGTTCAGTGCTCCTAACTCTACTACCTTTAGAACCTTCACAGTGACGAACTCAACGGTGGCCGCAACGGATGTCATCCTTCTCAGTCAGAGAAGTGGCGTGGACAGGCAGCAGCTTCTTGTCACAAACGTGGCTGCTGGGTCTTTTGACATCGCTCACGCCACGACTTCCGGCACAACGACAGAAGCCCCAATCATCAACTTCGCCGTCATCAAGGCAGTGACTTCGTAATGAACTGCCCGCTCCCGCGCTACTACCTGTGTCATGCAGTGATTGCGCTGCTAATTGCAGCAGTCCTGTGGTGGCCGCTCGGCCTCATCGCTGGCCTTGCAGCAGGCGTGGCCTTCTACGCGGGGCGTGAATACACACAATGGGACAGCGGCTTGCCCTTCGATTGGAAGGGCATTGCCGCGCCTCTCGCAGCCTGTCTTGTGGTTTTTGGTATCTACCTCTATGCGCGGTGACACGTAACATGCAAACGCCGATCCTGGGTTCTTCTTATGTGGCCCGCAGCGTCAACGCTGCGGACAGCCGCATGGTGAACCTGTTCCCAGAGGTCGTACCGGAGGGCGGCAAGCAGGCCGCGTTCCTGAACCGGGCGCCGGGCTTGCGTTTCCTTGCGACCGTCGGCCCCGGGCCTATCCGTGGCCTGTGGTCGCCGCAGATCACCGGGTCAGATGCATACGTCGTCTCTGGCCCCAACTTCTACCGCATCACAACCAGCTACACGGCCACACTGATCGGCACTGTGGGTGGCACCGGCCCCGTGTCCATCTCCGACAATGGCACGCAGATATTCATCGCCACCAACCCCGACGGCTACATTTACAACATGAGCACGTTGGCCTTCGCCCAGATCACCGACCCGGACTTCCCCGGCGCGGCTACCGTCGGCTATCTGGATGGCTACTTCGTCTTCAACGAGCCTGACAGCCAGAAGGTCTGGGTGACGAGCCTCTTGGACGGCACCAGCATCGATCCGCTGGACTTTTCCAGCGCGGAAGGTGCGCCAGACCAACTCATCAGCGTCAACGTCGATCACCGCGAAGCCTGGCTGTTCGGCACGTCCTCTGTTGAGGTGTGGTATAACGCCGGCACGTCCGACTTTCCGCTACAGCGCATTCAGGGCGCGTTCAACGAGTTGGGCTGCGCGGCCGTTTATTCCGTCGTCAAACTGGACAACACGCTGTTCTGGCTGGGCGCCGACGCACGCGGGCGCGGTGTCATCTATCGTGCTGAAGGCTATCGCGGCGTCCGCATTTCGACCCACGCCATCGAGCATGCCATCCAGAACTACTCCACCATCTCGGACGCTGTTGGTTACTCTTACCAACAAGAAGGCCATAAATTCTACGTCCTTACGTTCCCATCCGCTGACGCGACGTGGGTCTACGACGCGACCACGGGCGCGTGGCATGAGCGCGCTGGCTGGCGGAACGGCCAACTGACCCGGCACAGGTCCAACTGCCAGATGAACTTCAACAACGAGGTCATCGTCGGCGACTACGAGAACAACAACATCTACGCTTTCGATCTCAATGTATACCGCGACTATTCCTACATCCAGAAATGGATACGGTCGTGGCGCGCGCTGCCAACCGGCACCAACACGCTCCGGCGTACGGTGCAGCATTCGCTTCAGCTTGACTGCGAGAGCGGCGTTGGCCTTGACGGCAGTCCCGACATGCTGGACGCGCAGAACATCACGACGGAAACGGACGACTTGTTGATCACCGAGGCGGGCGTCTACATCGTCACCGACGCGGAGGGTCTGGTCAGCCAAGGCGTGGACCCGCAGGTCATGCTGCGCTGGTCGGACGACGGCGGCCACACCTGGTCGCGCGAACACTGGACCTCGATGGGTGCTATCGGCCGCTACGGTCAGCGCGTCTTCTGGCGTCGTCTGGGCATGTCGCTCAAGCTGCGCGACCGTGTGTATGAGATTTCCGGTACGGATCCGGTCAAGATAACAATCATGGGTGCGGAGCTTCTTCTCGATGGCACTGCTTCCTAGCGTTACCCAAATCCCGGCGCAGCGCGTGCCGCTCAACGAGCGCCCGCAGCCGCCCGAATACGTGTCACGCGAGTGGTATCGCTTTCTTGACAGCCTGCACACGTACATCCCGACGCCGGTCACGTTCGTGCCAACCTTGACGTCCGTCACGAACGTGACGTCGGTCACCGCTGGTACGTGTTTTTACAACCAGATGGGCACCACCATCACGGTAACCGGCAGCGTGACCCTCGACCCCGCCGCGACCGGGAACACGGTGTTCCAGATGGACCCTCCGGTTCTGGACGGGCTGTCGGTTTCTCAGGCTGCGGGCATGTTTATCACCACGACGGCGGGTGCGTCCGACGTGGGGTCCGTCACCGTTGCGTCCAACAAACTCCAGTTTCGCCTTAACGCTGTGAGCGCAGCGTCCGCCGTTTACGTTTTCCATGTCAACTACCAGATTGTGTAACAGTCTGCTTTACGTTAGGTTTGCCACATGAGCGTGACCCTCTCCCCACTTGCTGGCGCTGCGGCCCAGTTCTTTGACGATAACGGCGACCCGCTTACGGGCGGCAAGCTGTATACTTACGCTGCGGGCACGACGACGCCCAAAGCGACGTATACCGATTACACCGGCTCGCAGGCGCACGCCAACCCGATCATCTTGGACGCCGCTGGCCGAACGCCGTCAGAAGTTTGGTTGACCTTTGGCGACGCCTACAAGTTCATCCTGAAGGACAGCAACGACACGCTGGTCGGCACGTTCGACAACATCGAGGGCATTCCGCCCTTCTACACGGCCCGCGCTTGGGTGGTGTTCAACGGCACGTCGGGAGCCATAACATCCAACCTGAACGTGAACAGCGTCGTCAGGAACGCGACGGGCAACTACACGATTACCTTTACATCTGGCATCCTCGCCAACGCCAACTACGCCGTAAGCGGCTCGGCGCTAGGCACGACCAGCGTCGCCCCGTTCGTATTTGCCGACAACACGACGGCCCCCACCGCCGTGACGCTGCGCGTGCAGGTGCTGTCGCTCACTTGGCCGTCTGCCTCGCCGGCCACGGCGGCCTACGACAGCACCCGCGTCAGCATCGCGGTGTTCGGGTGACGTAATGGATGAGGCCGCGCAATCCCTGATTGTCCACTTTGAGAACCTAGACCTGCCGCCCGAAGCGGCGGGCTGGCTCATGGACATCTGGCGCATGATCCAGATGCTGGACGACGTGGCGGACGGCGACCCGGTGACCCGGCCGGACCTCGACGCGGTCATCTGGTCCTCGCTGATCAGCATGCCAGCCAATCCGTTTTATCTTGCCAATTTTCAGGCTTTGCAGACCGGGCTGGCGCTGCTGGTGATGAAGTGGAAGGCGTCGGACGACGCCGAACGCGCCGGTCAGGCGGACGCCCGGTCCTTCATCTGGCGCGCTGGGTATTATGACTTGGTGCTATTAGTTGTCCTTTTGACGAAGGGCCACGCAACTGCTATGAAAGACGCCGTGAAGATCATGCACTTGTATGGCGAGCCACTGGACGTTTACCTGAAGGAGTTCTCTTTATGCCCGACCCAGTATCAGGTGTAATCGCCGGCTCTGCAATTATAGGCGCTGGCGCAAGCATTTTTGGCGGCAACAAGGCGGCCGACGAGCAGAAGAAGGCCGCTAAGAAGGCCGCCAAGTTGCAGAAGCAAGCCTTGGCGCAACAGTTGGCGCTTACCAAGCCCTACGTCGAGGCGGGTACGAACGCGTTGGCCGAGTACCAGAAGATGGCCCCCTACGAAGATTTTGGCATGAAGCAGTTCGAGGCCGATCCGGGGTACAACTTCCGCATGGCGGAAGGCATGAAGGCGCTGGAACGGTCGGCAGCGGCGCGCGGTCTGCTTCAGTCGGGCAGCACGCTCAAGGGCATCCAGCAGTACGGCCAGAACCTTGCTAGTTCCGAATACGATAACGCTTTCAGCCGCTATCTCACCCAGCGCGAAGCGCGCATGAACCCATACGCATACCTGACCGGCATCGGCCAGGCTGCCGCAGCGGGGCAGGCCGCCAACGTCGGGTCGTCCGGCGCGGCACTTGCCGAGATTGCCGCGCAGCGCGGCAACGCTAGCGCCGCGCAGGCGGCGGGTATGGGGGGCGCCATCGGTAATGCGTTCACTTCAGCCGGCCAAGGCATCGGCAGCTATTACGCCAACGAACCCTACCTGAACTATTTGAGTTCCATCACGCCGGGTGCGTCTTACGCGCCACGATACACCAGCACAACTTTTGGCGGACCAAAGTAAGGTGAACTATGCCGATTGATCCAAGCATTGTCAGCAACGCCTTCGCTAACGTGTCCATGCCGGACGTGAACGCGCTGATGAACCAGCGTGTGCGAGGCGCGGAGAACATCTACCAGATCGAGACGGCTCGGCAGGCGCAGGCTGCGGAAGATGAGAAGGCAGCCGCGAAGGCACAGGAAGACGCCGCCGTCAAGGCGTTGCTTCCGGCGTACGCGCATGCGTTCAAGACGGGTGACATGAGAACCGCGCTCAGTCTTGCGCCGGCGGAATATCAAGACGGTCTGCTTCAGTACGTTGAGGCTTTGGATGGCAAGCCGATAGAAGAAATTCAGGCGGCGTTGATTGGTTCTCTGTCATCTAGCCCCGCAGGGCAGGAAGCCTTGTCCGCTATTCAGCGCGGGCAGACGTTTGGTGTTCAGTCTCGGCAGCAGACGTTGGCGGAACAAAGATTTGCGGCGGAGCAAAAAGCTGCGGCGGATGAAGCGGCGCGGGGACCACAACCCGAATTTGAAAAAGTTGAACTGCAAGACGGTACACTGGGCCTTTTAGATAAAAAGTCTGGCCGTATTGTCCAACCTACAATGGAAGGTGCTACTGGTACAGAATTGCCGACTGGCGAAACTGTGGGTGGACCAATTAAAATTCAAACGGCAGAGACAAAACAACAAGCTAAAGAACAGGTTAAGTTAGACGCAGCATTTCCAAAAGCGTCTAAGGCGGTTAAAGCAACTGTTACGTCGCTTGACCAAGATATAGCAGACGTCAAAAAGTTGCTAAAAGATCGTAAAGGGCTAACGGCTATAACTGGCACTTACAATGCTATGACGCCGGATATAATGGCCGACGCTACGCGTGCTGCTGCGCTGTACGATAAAATAACGGCCGGCGCAGGTTTTACAGCCCTCGGCGACTTAAAAGCGGCGTCTCCAACAGGCGGCGCGTTGGGCGCCGTGTCAGATGATGAAGGGCGTAGACTTAGGGCTAGCGTTGCTACATTTTCGCGTAAGCAAACCACGCCTGATTTTGTTGACGGACTTGAGCGCTATCTTGTCGATCTTGAGATGTCGCGCGAAAACGTATTATCTGCGTTTGACGAAACGTATAGTTATCGAGAAGATGCAGACGCCGCGTCTATTGCGCAAGACCTTCAAACGCAACGCAGTCGTCTTGAGCAAGAAATTTTGACGCCAAAACTTCCTCCAGCACCGAGTGGCGTAAAGGTTATAAGGAAGAATTAAAATGGCCTCTTTTACGGTAACGTTGCCTAATGGGTCATCTTATGACGTAGAAGGCTTGCCGGATGATGCAACAGAAAGCGATGCGCTAGCTGCTGTACTAGCGCAACATCCTGAAGCTGCCGACGCAGATAATAGTCTTCAACAGTGGCTTGGCGTGGCGACACGAGCGCTCCTACCATATGGTATCGCAGCGGCTGGCGGCGCGGCGGCTGGCGCACCGTTTGCTGGTGTTGGCGCAGTACCTGGCGCTGCGGCAGGCGTGCTGGCGTTAGGCGCTGGTGACATTGGCACGGGCATATACAATCTTGCCGCCACGCCGTTCGGCGCGCCGCGCATGGCGTTGCCGTCCGAGACTATCCGGCAGACGTATGAGGGCGCAGGGCTTCCCGGCACGCGCGAACCTGTAACACCTGAGCAGCGCATATTTAGCGCGGGGCTTGAGGCCGCTACGGGCGCTGGCGGAACAGCAAGAGCGTTAACCGCGCTTGCACCGACACTACGCGCAGGCACTACTGCGCGAGGTGTTGTTACTGAACTTGGTCGCGGCGCAAGAGCCCAAGCCGCTGGTGGCGCTGGCGCCGGCGGTTTGACCCAAACCGCTGTAGAAAGCGGTGAAACCGACCCCATCAAGCTGTTTCTAATATCGTTGGCAGGCGGTGTTGGCGGCACGTTGGCCGGTGGACGGACGCCGAGGCCTACAATAACTGGTGCTGATGTCCGCGAACAAGCCCGCCAATTTTATCAGCGGATGGAACAGGAGGGTGTGTTCTTCTCTGGCCAAGCCGCAGACGATTTGGCTAACCGTTTGGAAGATACGCTTCGGCGGCAAGCCGCGCAAATCAACCGACCGGATCGTAATGAAGTATTGCAGGTTATTCGCGACTTGCGCAACCGCCCATATAACGAATTGTCGTTTGAAGAATTGGAAGCGTTGCGCGGGCGTTTAGGTGATGTCGGGCGTAGCCGCGACACAGGCGTAATTGTTCGTGGCCAAGCAAATCGACTTGCGGGGCTTGTTCAGGACGAATTGGATAACTTTGTAGGTAGCGCTGGCCCTGCGCAAGTGACGGCAGGTGACCCGCAGATTGCGGCTGATGCAGTTAGGCAGGCGCGCCGTCAATGGCAAAACGCGCGGAAAGGCGAGATTTTAGAGCAAGTTTTAACAAGAACTGAACGTAGCGGAAGTACGCGGCCTAAGATAGAAGAGTTGCAAAAGCGATTAGAACCGATTGTCAATGATGATCGGCGTATGGCTAAATTTACGCCCGACGAACAAGAAGTTTTGCGTAGTTTGCAGCGCGGCAGCTTCGCTGAAAAAGTGTTTAGCGGGATAGGCCAACTCGCGCCGGATTTAACCACTGGCTTGGGCATTACAAAAACAGCCGGCTATTTAAGCTCTATCCCAACGGCCGCTGCTCTTGCTGATCCCTCTGTTGCCGTAACCACGGGTATGATTGGCGGCGCGGCGCTTGCATCGCGTGCCATGGCTAACCGCATGGCTTTGCGCCGTGCTAGTGACGTAGCCGAAAACGTGCTGTCTGGTCGTCCTCCGGCCACAAGAACAGAAAACGCTCTGCGCGCAACGGGACGCGGCGCGGCGTACATTCCTCCGGTCGTATTGGGTTCACAATCCGTCAATAACGCATTTTTGACTGATGCGTATGGAAACCAATACGATGCTCAAGGCAATCGGATGTCGAGGTGACACGGTGGACTACCAGGTGCTTTTCAACCTCGCAGTAGGGGCTGTCAGTGTTACGGGAGGGTGGGTCTTGAGCAGGGTGTACCACAGTCTGGACCGTCTTGACGAAGACGTGCGGAAGATCCCGCTGAACTACGTCCAGAAGGATGACTTCAAGTCGGCCGTTGCGGACATCAAGAACGACATCCGTACCGGCTTCGCCCAAGTGGACCGCACGCTGAACAGCCTCTTCGACCGCGTCAACGAGAAGGCCGACAAGCCATGAAGGTCAACGCCGCAGGTCTGGACTTGATCAAGAGCTTTGAGGGCCTTCGCCTGAAAGCGTACAAGTGCAGCGCGGGCGTGGACACCATCGGTTACGGCCACACGTCGGCAGCCGGTGCCCCCGTTGTCAAGGCGGGCATGAAGATCACCGAGCAGGAAGCCGAGAAGATACTGGCCCGCGATTTGGGCAAGTACGAGCAGGCGGTCGATAAGGCCGTCACCGTCAAGCCGACGTCCAACCAGTTCTCCGCAATGGTCAGCCTCTGCTACAACATCGGCCCCGGCAACTTTGCAGGCTCGTCGGTTGTGCGGCGCCTGAACGCAGGCGACGTCAAGGGCGCCGCCGAGGCGTTCCTGTTGTGGAACAAGGTTCATGGTCGCGCGTTGGCGGGGCTGACCCGCCGCCGTGAGGCTGAACGAAAACTTTTCTTAACCCCGGAGTGAATAACATGACT